CGAGCGGCTACGGCGTCGATGTCGGGTGCAAACACGGCGTCCAGCACGTCGCGACCATAAGCGCGAACGATCATCCGAAGGTGTCGGGCTTGGGGGAAATACCGCCCTGCCCGATAGCCGTCCGCTGACCGGGGGTCGCAGTCGATCACGCGGGCTAGGTCTTTCGCGCTCGTAGTGCGGCGGCGAAGGAAGTCACCCAACAAGTCGCTCAGTTCGTTGTCCGTGCGTTGCATCAAAGCCTCCATCACAGTTGCTCCTGCGAACGGAGAACCGGATGGGAGTGACGGGCAGAGAACAGGCGATGATGTGCGTTCGGGCCATGCGAGGCCGGGATGCGGAGACGCGCAGGGCGCTTTGGCGAGCGGCCCTGCGTTTCAATAGTCGGGACGCGGAGGCTGGAGAGAAGGCCCCCGCGTCCCTGCCACGCTTGGGGTTGGGCTCGCCGTGCGTGGGTGGGGAGTGACAGCGCATGAGGGGCGGGTGTGACCGCAACTTCACGTTTGACATGGCCGCGCTGGTTGCGTTTCCCTTGGGTCAAAAGACCTTGGAGAACGCTAGTGCAGCGAGACCCCGACGCGCGCTTGTCAGCGCCGACGCCGGACGCGAACCGCGTGCTAATCAGAACGCAGGCGCAGGCGCTTGTGAGGGTGCTTGGACGCCGCAAGGGCGAGCGGTTCCTGCGAGAATGGGCCGCCGTGCTGGACGATCTGGACAGCGTGACGGCGTTGTTTCCAACGCAAGCCGCGCGGGACCGCGCCCCAATCACCGCCGCGCAACGCGAGGCGCTGGATTGGTTCAGGCAGATCGGGCCGATCCTTTGGGGCTCGCTGCGGGACTGAGGCATCAGGCGGCGCGCTCCGCTTCCGGCGCGTGCTTCTCGACGGCCAACTGTGCAAGCCGCTCTAGCGTGATGTCCGAACGGCCCGCGTCCCGAGCCGCCGCTGCGACAGCGTTCCACCAGCGGGGCGATATGCTCTTGCGAGCCCGCGCCATTTTGGCGGTGTTGGTCTCCATGCCGACAGCGGCGGCGAACCGAGAAGTCCCGCCCAGCGCGTCGATCACGTCCACGAATGATTGAACCATGTCTAATGGGTACAACGCGAACCCTAACACGTCAACACCCGAAGTACCCAAGGCGGCGATAAAACAGGGCCATGGCCAGAGTCGCGTCTCACCCCCCCGACCTATCCACCCAGCACGGCCGGCTTCGGTGGGCGCGAGAGCGCGCGGGCTTTACGTCCAGCCGGTCGGCGGCGGCGGCGTTCGATTGGAACGAGAACACCTACAAGAGCCACGAACTCGGCATCCGCCAGGCCGAGGGGCTAAAGACACGCCACCTTGAACGGTACGCGCGCGCGTTTCAGGTCTCCCAGGCGTGGCTTGCGACCGGCAAAGGCGACCCGACAAGGCCCGATCTGACCACCGATGAGCTGGCGTTGGCGCGTCAGCTTCTGAAGGCGATGGGCGCCGGGTCCTAACTTTTTCGCCTCATAGGGTACATTTAGTATTGCGCCATTGGGTACGCGGTGTATTGTCTCTCCAACAACCGGAGACACACCGATGGCGACCACCCACCAGCTTGAACTTCTGAACGACGCCCACCAGGCCGCGCTGCACGCCGGTCGGGAGCTTGTTCTTAACCCGAGCTTTGACAGCTTCCGCGCCGGCATCCGCACGACGAACGTGCTGCTGGACCGCTGCATCGACTGCGGCATGGACCCGCACGAGCCCGACCACGAAGCGTGGGCCGCCGAGCGGATCGCCTCTTGGCTGGTGAGCGCCTGATGCGCCTCGCAGATTTTCGCCAATCCCGCGTTCAAGGCGCACGCTATCACCTCGCCAACGTGCAGGCTGGTCGCGCGGCGTCCGAGGCCCGTTGGGCTCACGAGCCCCATGCGCTGCAAGCCGAGCGGACCTTCTGGCGCCGCGCCGAGGCCAATGCCAAGGCGAGCCTGAGCATCGCGCTTGAAGCCGCTGACCAGAAGGTGGCCGCGTGATGGCCGACCACAGAAACCACCCCGTCGACATGGCGCGGATCGCCCTGAGCCCCGCCAACACCAGTGACGCGATGATGCTTGAGCGCCTGATCAAGGAGGCTTTCGAGCGCCTTACTTGGTCGCGAAGCAGCAATGAACTTGACGAGCTTCTGACCGCACTTAGCCACATGATGGAGGCCGCGTGACCCGCTTCCGCTGCTCCTCCGGCCAAGTCTACCTCGGCACCGCCCGCCTGTCCCCTGAGATCGTGCGCGACCTGTTGGCCCTGTTCAACCGTGAGCGGGCGTGGGCGCTGCTTGATGACCTCAACGCCGCTGCGGCTGACGCGGGGCTCGTGATCGAACTGGAGGCCGCATGACCCGAGACCCCCGTTACGACATGCCCGACACCGTAGCCGATGGCACGGTCGATTATCCCCACGTCTGCGAGCGGTGCGGGGAGGAAGACATCGACGTCAACGTCGAGGCGTTCGAGATGACCGGAGAAACGGTCTGCGACCTCTGCGCCGAGGAAGTGCTGTTCGAGAACGGCCCGCTGGGGCTCGGCGCATGAGGCCCTTCGCTTGGTATCTCCGCGAGGTCATCACCCTCGCGTCCTTGGCCGGATGCGTCTGGCTTCTCATTGAATGGATAGGCTGATGACTGAGAAAGAAGCCAAATCTAAATGGTGTCCGTTTGCGCGGGTTGCCCCGCAGGGAAACGACGGCGCGGCAAACAGATGGCACGCCGAAAGCCCGGTCGTGCCGTGGAACGATAAAGATAAAGACCCACACGCCCTGTGTGTCGCATCTGCCTGCATGGCTTGGCGGATTGAAGTTCGGGCTTGGTGGCGAAACGAGCACGGCGGCTTGGAGGAAGGCCCGAAAGCGGTCGGCTTCTGCGGTCTCGCGGGCGCTCCCCAATGACCCGCACATCATCCTACCACGCCGTCACCCCGGCCAACGTGATCGTGTGCACCTTTGAGGAGCTTTCGCACGCAATCGAGTGGACCGAGGCCCGCCTGCACGTTGTCCCCGGAATGTCCGTTCGCAGGGTCGAAACCCGCACCACTGAAACAACCGTATGGCCGGAGCCCGCGAAGCTCCGCGCCGTGGCTTAGGAGGCCGCACACATGACCGCAGTCGCACTCCAACACGAGCCGAAAGGCCAAGTGATCCAGGCCGGCGCGTCCCTCATGGACGTGATCAGCCGGGCCGCCTCCGATCCGAACACCGACGTTGACAAGCTGGAGCGCCTGCTTGGGATGTACGAGCGGATCACGGCGCAACAGGCGAAGGCCGCCTTCACCACGGCGCTTGCCGAGTTGCAGCCGAAGCTTCCGGTCATCGACCAGAAGGGCGAGATCAAGCACGGCGAGAACAAGCCGGTTCAGTCCCGATATGCGAAGTATGAGGACATAAACGACGCCATTCGCCCGCTGCTGCACGAAGCGGGGTTCGCCCTCGCCTTTCGCATCCACCGCACTGACGCCATGGTTTCCGTCACCGGCGTTCTCAGCCACCGCGACGGCCATTCCGAGGAGACGACGATTGACCTTCCGGCGGACGGCTCAGGAAGCAAGAACGCCGTCCAGGCGGTCGGGTCGTCAATCACCTACGGCAAACGCTACGCCGCGATTGCGCTGCTGAATATCACCAGCCGGGCGCCGCAGGACCGCGACGACAATGGAGAGCGCGGCGGCGCGGATCACTGGATCACCGATGATCAGGTCGCGGACCTTGTCGCGCTCATGGACGAGGTGGGGGCCGACCGCACCCGGTTCTTGAACCACTTGCGGATCGACACCCTCGCCCGCTTGCCCGCCTCGCGCTTTGCCGAAGCGGTTAAGGCCCTTGAGAACAAGAGGAAGGCCCGATGATTATCCAAGGCTCCCCCGAGTGGTTCGACGCCAGGCGCGGCAAGGTTACCGCTTCCCGCGTGGCCGACGTGATGGCCAAGACCAAGACCGGCTACAGCGCCTCCCGCGCGAACTACATGGCCGAACTACTGTGCGAGCGGCTGACCGGGACCACGGCGGCGGGCTTCACGAACGACGCCATGCGATGGGGGACGGAGACCGAACCCCAGGCCCGCGCCGCCTACGCCTTCCTGCATGACGTGGACGTGGTGGAGGTTGGCTTTGTCGATCACCCCGTCATCGGCTCCAGCGGGGCAAGCCCTGACGGCCTAGTCGGCGCGGACGGCATGGTCGAGATCAAATGCCCCAACACGTCCACCCATCTGGACACCCTGCTAGGGGCTCCGATCAAGGGTTCCTACGTCACGCAGATGCAATGGCAGATGGCGTGCACAGACCGGGCGTGGTGCGACTTTGTGAGCTTCGATCCCCGGCTGCCCGAGGCGATGCAGCTTCACGTCACGCGTGTTGTTCGTGATGACGCGGCGATTGCCGAGGCCGAGGCCGAGGTCGGGCGGTTCCTGTCGGAACTGGCGGGCAAAGAGGCCGAGCTTGTGCGCCGCTATGGCGAGCGGAAGGCCGCCTAGCCATGGACCGCCGCCTCTACGTCCTGACCACGCGCGAGCGCCGGGCAACCGTGGCCTCCATCGTCGCCAAGCTCGAAAAGGGCTGGCGGGTGGAGGTCAAGCCCCCGGCCCGCACCTTGCCGCAGAATGACCGTTTGTGGGCCACGCTCACCGACGTGTCGGAGCAACACCGGCACAACGGCATCGCCCTCTCCCCGGCGGACTGGCGGCTGGTGTTTCTGGATGCGTACTGGCGGGCGAAGGGCGAGGAACTGAGGCTTGTTCCGAACCTCGACGGGACCGGGTTTGTCCCGCTGTCGGGGCGGTCAACGTCGGACCTCACGGTTCCCGAGATGACCGAGTTTCTGGAGATGGTTTACGCGTTCGGAGCCGAGCGCGGCGTAGTGTTCAACGACGGCCACGAGGGCGGCGGGGGCGCCAATAACGTCCCCGCCGAGGCCGCCTAATGTCCCGCTCAGTGGCCGAATGGATCGGCAAGACCCCCGACAGCACGCCCCCCGCCAGCGTTCGCGCCCGCGTGTTCCTGGCTCACGGTGGACGTTGCCACATATCGGGCCGACCGATCCGGCCTGGCGACGTGTGGGAGCTAGAGCATGTGCGCCCGTTGAGCATGGGCGGGGAGAACAGGGAAACGAACCTAGCCCCCGCCCTGTCAGACGCCCACCGGGAGAAGACCGCAGCCGAGGCCGGCGTCCGCGCGAAAGCCGACCGGATCAGGGCGAAACACCTCGGCATCCACCCCCCATCCCGCCGCCCGCTTAAGGGCCGACCGTTTTCGAAGTCCAGACCGGAGATTGAAGCGTGAGCCTACCAGAAATCACAGACGAGGATAGGGCGGTGGCGGATGAGGCGGAGCGGCTATGGCTTGCTACCGGAACCCCAGGCACCCCCGGCATAATCGAACTCGCCGCCGCCCTGGTCCGCACTGGGTAGAAGCCGGTTGATCCTGACCTGATCCTAGCGCGGGAGGTGTGTGCAAAGACGTGGA